AGAATGCAGAGACCTTTGAAGAGGTGCTGCAGATTGCTGTTGATGTCTATGAGTTTTCTAAGCAGCAACCTAAAGAACAAGAACCTGTTCCTGTGCAACAGAAACAAGAACAGGAAGAGATGACTCACGAAGAAATGCTTGAGACTGCTGAGGAGCGTGAGCAAGAGAATCAAGAATCTGAAGGTGGTGGCGGTCAGAGCACACCAGCACCTGAAGCAGAGCAAGATGATGATTCTGACGAGGAGACTCCTGGTGGTGGAACTGAGCGTTCGGAAACTCAGCGAGCATTTGATCAGTCTGCTGAGGGTCTCAGTCACCGATATGGAACTAACACTCGTTATGTTGAGATTCCAGAATCAGTAAATACTTCTGATTACATCGTTGACTGGACAGAACTTCACGATTGGATTGATGAGTATCGTGAGAAGTATCTTGCCGATAAAGAAGAAGTCAATTCTTGGTGTCGGCAAGAAGATTATGAATCTGTTCGTGGTGCATATCGTGAGTTCCGTAAGCAATCGCAGAAGGAGGTAAACTACCTTGTTAAGGAGTTTGAATGTCGTAAGTCTGCTGACGCTTACGCTCGTGCAGGTCAATCTAAGACTGGTGTGCTTGATACTGCTAAGCTACACACTTACAAATACAACGAAGACCTCTTCAAAAAAGTAACTGTTCTTCCTGATGGTAAGAACCACGGTCTGCTGTTCCTGCTTGACTGGTCTGGTTCTATGCAGCATGAGATTCTTGCTACCGTCAAGCAACTTATTAACCTGACTTCTTTCTGTAAGAAAGTTCAGATTCCTTTTGAGGTCTATGCTTTCACGAACGAGTGGTCAATCAAAAAAGCGATGGAGGAGCAGACTCCATATCGTGAAGATCGTTTTGGTGAGGCAGTTGAGAATGAGATCTGCCTAGGCAAGGGTGGATTTCACCTGATGAACTTCATCTCTTCTCGATCCAACGCTAAAGACTATGATCGTATGTGTTTGAATCTTTTTGTTGAGTCATATCAGTATGTTCACTACACAAACTATCGCGCTACTCCTGCTGTTGGACTCTCAGGAACTCCTTTGAATGAAGCAGTTGTGATGATGAACTACATCATCCCCCAGTTCAAAAAGCAGAATGATCTGCAGAAAGTTAACCTCTGTATTCTTTCTGATGGTGAGTCTTGTGCAATTGCATACGGTCACAAATACTACGAAGATTACAAAGATGAGTATCGTGTTTCACCTCGCCGTATTGATCACAACGTGACTCTTCGTGATCGTAAGACTGGTCGTGTTTATGAAGAGTTCCATGGTTGGTATGATGCAACTAATGTTTTTATCAAGCAACTTCGTGATCGCAATCCTGGTGTGAGTGTTCTTGGATTCCGTATTATGTCTGGTAGTTCTTTGAAGTCTTTCGTGAGTCAGTATGCTAAGTCTTCTAATGAAAACTACGAGAAGGTTCAGCGTCAGTGGAAGAAAGATCGCTGCTCTATCATCCCTGAACCAATTGCCTTCACCTCTCTTTATGCAATCTCTAACAATGCACTTGACGACACCACTAATTTCAATGTAGAGTCAGGAGCGAAGAAGGGTGAGATTACTCGTGCATTTAAAAAGATGCTGAGTAACAAGTCCACTAACAAAAAACTCCTTAACTCTTTCGTGGAACATGTTGCATGAATATCTTCGTTACTGATCCTGACCCTCGGAAGTCCGCTCAAGTCCTTCCAGACAAGCATATCGTTAAGATGCCTCTAGAGTGCTGTCAAATGCTCTCCATTGTTGCATCTGATAAGTGGGGTCATGGATTTGGTGAACTTCCTAAAATTAATGGTGAACCATACAAAACAGATAAAGGTGCGTTTCGTAATCACCCCTGTACCATTTGGGCAGGGGAATTTGTTATGAATTGGAGATGGTTAATCAAGCATGGTATTTCTTTGTGTGAGGAATACACAAACCGCTATGGTAAAATTCATTCTTGTTTGCATACTCTTGCGTATGCTGATTCAATATTTCCATTTGCTGATCCAACAGGGCGTAGTGGAAAACACACAACTCCTTTTGTGCGAGCGATGCCTGATGAATTCAAGCTTGATACAAGCATAGATACATTCACAGCGTACAAAATGTATATCTCTTCTAAACCTTGGGTATCAAAAAACTATCGCAAGATCCCATCTCGCAAACCTGACTGGATTTCATGAAACATATTCTTTTTACACTTAAAGAATGCGACAGCAAACTTCTTGACGATGAAGTATTCGTAAAAGAAATTGTTGCTATGGCTGCGAGTGTTTGCAGGTCTTCTCTGCTAGCAATTAACTCATACAAGTTCATGCCTCAGGGCGTTACTTGTGTTGCTATGCTTGCTGAAAGTCACATCAGCATTCACACTTGGCCAGAGAAATCTCTTGCGGTCTGTGATGTATTCACTTGCGGTGATCATACAGATCCACAACTTGCGGTTGACTATATGAAGAAGATGTTTAGATCTCAGGAGATCACTTCCAATACATTCATTAGACCGATGGATGGGACACCTCAGCAACTGGACACAGGGGGTGCCGCTTGTGCTCTGGAGCATGTATGATTACTAGGTAATCAAGAGACACACCAATGCCTGCTAAGTCTGACCTGACCACCACACAACTCACTTCTTATCTGTCTGAAAACTTTGGTAACGATATCAATGCAGATCATGTTCGTGCTGCTTGTAGTGAGTTTGGCGTCACCTACCCTACTGCAGTCAAGCGCCTGCGTGACTTCTATGTGAAGCGTGGTACTTGGAACTTGACTGTACAGGAGCGTCTTGAGCAGCAATACGAAGCACCTGCTGCTACTCCTGTTGCTGAACGTGAAGAACAGAATCTGGTTCCTGAGAAAGACAGCAACTATGTTCCTTTCGGTAACTTTACCGACGTTAAGAAGATCATTCAGTCTGGTATTTTCTATCCGACTTTCATCACTGGTCTGTCTGGAAACGGTAAAACTTTCTCTGTTGAGCAGGCATGTGCTGCTCTAAATAGGGAGTTGATTCGCGTGAACATCACCATTGAAACTGACGAGGATGATCTTATTGGTGGGTTTCGTCTTGTTAATGGCGAAACTGTTTGGCACAACGGACCAGTCATTGAGGCTCTGGAACGCGGAGCTGTGCTGCTTCTAGACGAAGTTGATCTGGCGTCTAACAAGATCCTGTGTCTGCAATCTGTGCTGGAAGGCAAGGGTGTCTTCCTCAAGAAGACTGGTCGCTATGTGCAACCTGCTGCAGGGTTCAACGTCATCGCTACTGCTAACACTAAGGGCAAGGGTTCTGATGACGGTCGCTTCATCGGCACCAACGTTCTCAACGAAGCATTCCTTGAGCGTTTCGCACTGACCTTTGAGCAGGAGTATCCTACCCCTGCTATCGAGAGCAAGATCCTTCTGCGTATTGCTGACTCTCTGGTTGCTGAGAACAATACTGAGTTCTGCACCAACCTTGCTAACTGGGCAGACATCATCCGTAAGACCTTCAAGGACGGTGGTATTGACGAAGTGATCAGCACCCGTCGCCTGGTTCACATTATTCGTGCATACGCTATCTGGGGTGATCGCATGAAAGCAATCAAGGTTTGCATCAACCGTTTCGATGATGAGACAAAGCAATCTTTCATCGACCTCTATGATAAAATTGATGCAAACGTGGAGATTGAATCTGATGACTGAGTTTCACGGATGGGTAGGGCATATCGCAATCCTGCGGGATGCCCCCGTCCGCACCGCTAAGATAGTAGGTGGTGAAGGACAAGAACTTTATATGCAAGACATTGACGGTAATGTCTTCAAATGCTATCATGATAACATTGAGTACATTTATTCAAAATGACTTTCAAATATAATGAAGATCAACTCCTAGCGGAGTTGCGTGATTACATCGCAAGTACGTATGGGCAACACTATTCTGCTGGTAACGACAGCATTCAAACGTTAGACTTGATTGAAGCATGTGGTGATGCAGAGGCATTCTGTCGAAGCAACATCCTGAAGTATGCTTCTCGCTACGATAAGAAGGGCACTGCACGTCGGGATATTATTAAGATCCTGCATTATGGACTGCTTCTCCTTCACTTCAGCGACAAGACCAACGTTACCGAAACTTATAATCAATGACCCAAGTAAACCTTTCTAATGAAACGCAATTCATTCTTGAGAACTTTGCTCTTATCAACTCGTCTATTGTTTTTAAGAAAGGTAATGTAATCAAGACCATTGCAAACGCCGAGAATATTCTTGCTGAATATGTTTGTGAGGAATATTTCCCTCAGGACTTTGCAATCTATGATCTGAGTCAGTTCCTTGCTGGTATCCGAATCCTTGATAACCCCTCTCTTATCTTTGATAATGATGATTATGTAACTCTCAAGGGAAGAAATGCAGCACTCAAGTATTACTTCAGTGATCCTCAGATTACATTGAAAGTCGCACCTGAGAAACAAGTCAAGTTCCCTGGTTCAAACATTGAGTTTGATATTGCATCTGATCTTCAGAACAAGATCTCCAACATTTCTCAGAAGTTTAAACTAGAAGACATGACTTTCCAGAGTAAGGATAATCATGTCTCTATTCTTTTGACTGATCGTGAGAACGATACCAGCAACAGGTGTACGTTTGATATGACTTCTGGTACGTGTACTGGAAATTATGAACTCAACATGCGAGTTGAAAACTATCGAGTGATTGAAGGTTCCTACAAAGTTCGTGTGTCTGAGGCACTTCTATCTGAGTGGGTGTTTACTGGTCCTGGCGACGGCAGATCTAAGTTCCTACCTAAAGATTTGAACCTTAAGTATTTCATTGCGTTAGAACCTAAGTGATGCAATTTTTATTTGAGACTGAACCTTATGTAAAACGAAACAATGATTTCAAGACACCTTCTTGGGATCAAGTTGTTGAACTAGTAGATTTCTGTTTCAACAACAATCAACCATACAAAGATAATGGTAACTATGGATTAGTTCTGCACAACGCAGAAAGAATTCCTGAAGTTCAAACTGTTATTGAGGCAATTAGAAAAGATCATCCATTAGCATTAGGTATTGATGCTCATGTATACATGAGTCTTTCATCTAGATCAAAAACTTTTGGGAGACATAATGATGATGTTGATGTATTCTTCTGGCAGTGCTATGGATCAACACGTTGGGTTGTTGAGGGAAGTCAAAAAGTTGCATCCACTTTAAATCCAGGTGATATAATTTATATCCCTAAGCAGCAGTATCATAATACTGTTCCTATTAGCGCAAGATTCGGTATTTCTTTTGGTGTTTATTATGAGTAGAAACTTTCTTTGGGTTGAAGAATACCGACCCAAAACTATTGATGATTGTATTCTCCCTGAAGGAACTAAGAAATCCTTTCAGGGTTTTCTTGAGCAAGGTGAAATTCCAAATCTGCTGTTGTCTGGATCTGCTGGTATCGGCAAGACGACTGTTGCCCGTGCTCTCTGTGAGCAACTGGGAGCGTCCTACATCGTCATCAACGGGTCTGATGAGGGTCGTTCTATTGAGACCATCAGGAACAGGGTCAAGCAGTTTGCTACGACTGTCTCACTGACCTCTACTGCCGCCCACAAGGTCGTTATTCTGGATGAGGCAGACAACATGACTGCCGACGTGCAGATGATCCTCAGAGGGCAGATGGAGGAGACTCACAACAACTGCCGATACATCTTTACCTGCAACTTCATTAACCGTTTGATTGACCCAATCAAGTCGCGTTGTACTGTTGTTGATTTTGGTATCAAAGCAGGGGACAAGCAAAAACTGAGTGCTACGTTTTTTCAGCGCATCAAATATATTCTTGATGCTGAAGAGATTAAGTACGAAGACAAAGTTATTGCTAAACTTATCAATCGTTACTATCCAGATTGGCGTCGTCTTTTGAATGAGACTCAGCGTCATGCTGCTAAGGGTCAGATTGATGCAGATATTCTTGTTGATATTGCAGACCTAAATCTGGACGACTTGATTCGTGCGATGAAGGATAGAAACTTCTCCACAGTCAAGCAATGGGTATCACAAAACATGGATCATGATCCTTATATGGTCATGAGGAAAATCTATGATAGTATGTACAAACATGCTAGTAATGCATCTGTTCCTAATTGTGTTCTGATCATTGCTAAGTATCAGTATCAAATTTCTTTTGTTGCTGATCAAGAGATCAATACTCTTGCGTGTCTCACTGAAATTATGTTGGATGGAGTTGAATGGAAGAAATCATCATGAACGTACCTAGTAAGTCTGAACTTGTTCATCTTAAGATTCAAGCAGCAATGCGAGAAAATTGTTTTGATGAAGATCAAATGAAATATCTTGGAGTTCGTGATGATGAGCATTGGTATTTGATCGCTGGTGAGCACGAAGTTCCTGTTTCTGCAATTGAGGATTTTGAATTTGATGGATACATTTATGAAGAAGAAGACAACGCCTGAGAATGTGCGTGAAGCACACGAAGCATTGTTTCATGCTACAATGAATTTACCTGAAGCAGCTGCACACTGCGGCATGACGCAGAAGGAATTGAAGATGACCTTTTGGGAATACCTTAAGTACAACCAACCTGATTATGACGAAAGCACTGAAGACACCGCTCCGCTACCCAGGGGGCAAGAGTCGAGCCCTAAGCAAACTGTTCCAGTACCTCCCCGACCTTTCCCAGGTAAAAGAGTATCGTGAACCTTTCTTGGGTGGTGGTAGTGTTGCACTAGAGATTACTAAACGTTATCCCAATATGAACATTTGGGTTAACGATCTCTATGAACCATTGATTAACTTCTGGAAAACCTTGCAAGACGATGGTTACAAGATGTACAAACGTCTTCAGGAACTTAAGTCTAGGTATCCTGATCAAGGATCTGCTCGTGGATTATTTTTAGAAGCAAAGGATTTAGTAAATGACAATTCCGTATCCCCTCTATATCGCGCTTGTGCTTTCTACGTTATTAACAAGTGCTCTTTTTCTGGTCTCTCTGAGTCCAGCTCCTTCTCAAGACAAGCGTCAGATAGCAATTTCTCGATGCGTGGAATTGATAAACTCCCTGGATACACAGCCCTAATTCAAAACTGGAAGATTACAAATGGTCGCTACCAAGAGCTCCTTACCGACGACAAGTCTATTTTCACCTACCTCGACCCACCCTACGATATTGGATCTAACCTATACGGAAGGAAAGGTAATATGCACAAATCATTCGACCACGATGGTTTTGCTACCATTTGTGATCGCTTTATTGGTCCTCAACTCGTATCTTATAATTCGTCTCAACTGGTCAAAGAAAGGTTCCAGGGGTGGACAGTAGCAGAATTTGCACACACTTACACCATGCGCTCTGTAGGGTCGTATAATACAGATCAAGCAAGCAGGACTGAACTGGTCCTTATGAACTATGAAGTGTGAAGTCAAACTCTACGTCGCTGGTCAGGTCTTTACTGAGACTGTGATTGCTCGCAACTACGAAGAAGCACGTCAAGTTGCACTTGCCCGCAACCCAAATGCTAAAGTCATGGGGGTTACTGCTGTATTTAAATAATGAATGAATCGAACAGCTACAAACTAACAGACTGGTTGTACTCAATCAACCAGTCTAAGAAAAACTTGATGGATGATGACCCTGCAGCGGTAAAAAAGTATCCATCTTGGATTATCAATAAGTGTCTATCTTCTTTCACCGACTGCATTTTGTTCGTCAATGAGATGAATATGCATCCTCATCTAGACAGCAAGATGCAATACGATTTTTATATAAATAGTCTGAGACCTAGGAGACGTTTCTCTCCTTGGACTAAAAAAGAGTCTATTGAATATCTTGATGAAGTCAAAGAGTATTATGGTATTACATATACTAAGGCTCTAGAGGCAATCAGGATTTTATCGCAAGACCAACTTGAACAAATAAGAAAAATCGTTAACAAAGGTGGAAAAGATGAGCGTTGATACTGAAATCCAGTGGAAGCAATCTGACATGATTGAAGTGGTCTTGAACGAACCTGATGACTTCTTGAAAGTAAGAGAGACACTAACACGCATTGGTGTCGCTTCCAGAAAAGAAAGAAAACTATATCAGTCCTGCCATATCTTGCACAAGCAAGGCAAGTATTACATTGTTCACTTCAAGGAACTGTTTGCCTTGGATGGAAAGCATACTAATATCACGGACAATGATATTCAGAGACGCAACCGCATTTCTCAGTTGCTGTGTGACTGGGGACTACTGCAGATTGTATCTACAGAGAAAGTAGAGACGCTCGCTCCACTGAATCAAATCAAAGTTATTTCTTTTAAAGAGAAAGGTGAGTGGACTTTAGAATCAAAATACAATATCGGTAAGAAGAAAAGTCAGTAAACCGTAATAACGATGGGGGTTTTTACGACCCCCATTTTTTATGTTGCGATTATAATTATTAGTGTGAGAGTTGATGGGGCGTAATGCCCCCCTCTTACGCCAGGATGCCTTCGGGGTCCTATGTAAACGTCGCTTAGTAAAGGACATGGTACAATTTAACACATACACACCTTTTTCATTAGGATTTGATGAAACATTCAGCAGACTTGAAGCTCTTGCGGGAGCAGGAACTAGTTATCCGCCATACAATGTTATTGCTGGAAGTGATGGTAGAACCACTTTGGAAGTCGCTCTTGCAGGATTTTGCAGATCAGATCTCGAAGTTACCACCGAACGAAATGTTCTAACCGTCAGTGCAAAGAAAGCACCAGAAGATAAAGAAAGAAACTACGCACACAGAGGAATTTCATACAGAACATTCTCTCGTAACTGGCAGATGGCTGATGATGTAGAAGTTGAGAGCGTAGACTTTACTGATGGTTTGCTATCAATCACCCTCAAAAAAGAACTACCAGAGAAGCAGAGACGTAAAGTTTGGTTTGGAGAAAGTTGACCAACTAGTTCTTTTTTAGTATAATGTGATGGGTTCTGTGAAGTTATGAGTATCAAAGTTTGTGTTCTAGCAGACAGTGAGAGAGTCATCTGCGATTTTTATGAGGTTAGAGATTCGTTCCGTAAAACAATCGGATACGCCATGATCAATCCTCAAATTGTTGGTATCTCTAAAGTTAGACCATCAACAATGTCTAACTCACCTACTCCTGAACCGACCTTTTCGGTAACTATGACTTCATGGAACCCATTTGCAAAAACACAGTTCTTCAAAATTAATTTGCAAGACGTGTTATGCATTAACGATCCAACCGATGATATCGCTAAGATATATAAGGAGCAATATTATCTGGAAGACTTTCTAGATAACCACATTACGGATGAAACCCTAGAGATTATTAATTATGACAATTCAAATCGTTAGCATGAAGTATACTGGTCAGCAACTGATTGCTGATGTTGGTGAAGTGTACAATAGCAAAGAAGCAAAGGAAGAAGGTGAGCGACCTATCTGTATGTCGTTCTCTAATCCATATGTTCTTGAAATTGAAACTCAAACTGAGAATGGATACAATCTTCGCATTAGCAAGTGGAATCCTTTTACTGATGAAACCTCTTTCAATGTTGGATTTGATCTGATTGGTACTATTCATGAACCAAAGGAAGGAATTCGTAACGCATACGTTGAGCGTCTTCAGGCAGATGCACCACAGCAAAAGGTTGTTTTTGGAGCAGATAATGTAGATACTCAAGTTGATTCAACACTTGGACCCACTCCTGGAGTAGCAGAAATGCTTCCAGAACTTAGCGAAGAAACCGAAGTAAACCTGACTCCTGTTGAAGATGAAGAAACTGTTGAATCTGTGTAATGAGTGGATCGTAGCAGAGGTTGAGGCAGTAGAGGATGCAGTTCTTGGGGAACCTGACTGCATCCTTCTCAATCCTGTTACCCTAGACGGACAACAGTGGCCACCTTTTTCACTGGACACCGAGGTGGCTGTCCGTTCTTCTGATATAATGGTTATGGTCAACCCACGGGATGACGTTCTGAAGACGAATCTTACTGAATGAAGTTTTATACAAACGTTGAACAAGCAGGGAACCGCATCCTTGTGCGTGGATATGAGAACGGGGTAGCGTTCAAAGACGAGGTTAAGTATAGCCCGACTTTGTACCTACCCACTTCTAATTATTCCGAGTGGCGGACCCTTGAGGGAGACTGCGTTGCTCCCATGAGGCAGGGTACTATCTCTGATGCTAAGGAAACTGTGAATAGGTATCGCGAGTGTTCCAACACTGATGTGTATGGTAACACTCGTTATTTGTATCAATACATCGCAGAAGAATATGATGAAGATAGAGTCCAGTTTGACTCTAAGCAGATTCGTGTGTTCAACATTGATATTGAAACTGCTGCTGAGAATGGATTCCCTGATATCGAAAATACTGATCAGGAAATTCTAGCAATCAGTCTTAAAGATTCTCACACTGGTCGCATGATTGTATTCGGTGCTCGCCCATTTAATAACACCGACACTAATGTTGACTACATGCACTTCAGAACTGAACAGGGAATGCTTTCTGCTTTCCTTGAGTATTGGATGCAAAATTACCCTGACGTTATTACTGGTTGGAATGTACAGCTTTTTGATATTCCCTATATTGCTGGGCGTATTGCTCGGGTTATTGGTGAAAAGGAGTCTCGGTTACTTAGCCCGTGGCGTCTTATTTCTAGACGAGAAATTTTCATCAAAGGACGAAAGCAAATTGCCTACGATCTTCCAGGGATTGCTACTCTGGATTACTTGGAACTATACAAAAAGTTCACCTACACAAACCAAGAATCATATCGACTTGACCACATCTGCTCAGTTGAACTCGGAGAGAAAAAACTAGATCACTCTGAGTACGATACCTTCAAAGAGTTCTACGAAAACGACTGGCAGAAGTTTATCGAGTACAACATCCACGACGTTCGTCTTGTGGACAAACTTGATGACAAGATGAAGTTAATTGAACTTGCGTTCACTATGGCTTATGATGCTAAGGTGAATTATGAAGATGTGTTTTCACAGGTTCGCATGTGGGATAACTATATCTACGTGGAACTTCTGAAGAGGAAGATTGCTATTCCTCCTAAGAAAGAGTCTGTGAAGAACGCCAAGTACGCGGGGGCATATGTTAAAGAACCGACACCTGGATTCTATGATTGGGTTGTTAGCTTTGACCTCAATAGCTTGTACCCTCATCTTATTATGCAGTACAACATCTCTCCAGAGACACTTCAGGATACCAGACATCCATCAGCAACCGTTGATAAGATACTTGATAAACAGATAGAAGTATCTGGTCAGTACGCTGTGTGCGCCAACGGAGCACAGTATAGGAAGGACATACAAGGATTCCTTCCAATGATGATGAAGAAGATGTATGACGAACGAGTCATCTTCAAGAAGAAGATGATTGAAGCAAAGAAACAGTATGAGAAAACTCCTACTGTTGAACTGATGAAGGAGATTGCGAGATGTAACAATATTCAGATGGCGAAGAAGATCTCTTTGAACTCTGCTTATGGTGCTATCGGTAATGAACACTTCCGTTATTACAAGTTGGCGAACGCTGAGGCAATCACTTTGTCTGGTCAAGTCTCAATTCGTTGGATTGAGAACAAGATGAATGGATATCTAAATAAACTGCTCTCTACAGAGGAGGTGGATTATGTTATCGCAAGTGATACAGATTCGATCTATCTTAATCTTGGACCTCTTGTTGATAAATTTTTTGGTAATAAGTCTAGCGACAAAGCAGCAGTTGTTACCATACTTGACAAGATCTGCCAGGAGAAACTGGAACCTTTTATCGAACGTTCATATCAAGAACTTGCGGATTACGTTTCGGCGTATGACCAGAAGATGCAAATGAAACGTGAGAACATTGCTGATCGTGGTATTTGGACTGCGAAGAAGCGATATATTCTCAACGTGTGGGATAGTGAAGGAGTCCGCTACAAAGAACCTAAGATGAAAATCATGGGTCTCGAAACTGCTCGCTCTTCTACACCTGCATACTTCAGAGACAAACTTTATGAAGCGTTCAAGATCATCATCTCTAAAACAAATGATGATCTAATTGATTTCATTGAGAAGATCAAACAGGATACTAAAAGTCAACACTACAGTGATGTTGCTTTCCCCCGTGGAGTCAACGGTTTAGATAAGTATCGCAATAGATCTACAATCTATTCAAAAGGAACTCCTATTCATGTGCGTGGAGCACTCTTGTACAACCACTATCTTAAGAAGCACAAGATCGCTCACAAGCACCAGAATATTCAGGAGGGAGAAAAGATCAAGTTCATTTATCTTGCTGTTCCAAACCCTATCATGGAAGACTGTATTTCTTTCTTCGGTGAGATTCCAAAGGAGTTTGGTATCGAGAAGTATGTGGACTATAGGAAGCAGTTCGAGAAGTCGTTCTTGAAACCGCTTGAGAATGTGTTAGAATGTATTGGATGGACAAGTAAAAAGGTCGTCACTATTGGGAGTTTTTTCTCATGAGTAAGAAGATCTTTGTTGTAACATGGACCAATCATGTGGTTGGTCAAGTAGGCGCGGAGGACATTAAGTGCTTCGAGGACTACAACACTGCGCTCGGATTCGCTAAGCTAATGCGAGACCAGTATAATTATGTAAATTTCTATGAGGAGACGGTTGATCAATGGGATTCTTAGACACTGTACTTAAGGATGTAGGAAATGAGTACGCCGCTAGAGTTAGTGATGGCGTTGCTGCAGGTGACGTTGCTGGTTATGTTGATACTGGGTCTTATATCTTTAACGCCCTGGTTAGTGGTTCGATTTACGGAGGTCTTCCTTCCAATAAAGTCACTGCCCTGGCTGGAGAATCGAGCACGGGCAAGACTTTCTTTGCTCTTTCTGTGGTTCGTAACTTCCTTGATGCTAATCCAGACGGTGGCGTCATGTATTTTGAGTCTGAGTCCGCCATTTCTCAGGAGATGATTGTGAGTAGGGGTATTGATCCAAAACGGATGTACATCTTCCCTGTCGCTACCATTGAGGAGTTCAGGACTCAGGCATGTAGGATCCTTGATAACGTCATGAAGGAACCCAAGGAGGAGCGCAAGCCCATGATGTTTGTGCTAGACTCTCTTGGTATGCTTTCCACCACCAAGGAGATGGAGGACGTTGCTAACGATAAGCAAGTCCGAGACATGACCAAGAGTCAGTTGATCAAGGGTGCTTTCCGTGTGCTTACCCTCAAAATGGGACAGGCAGGTGTGCCTCTGCTGGTCACCAACCATACATATGATGTGATTGGTTCCTATGTCCCTACAAAGGAGATGGGAGGCGGCACAGGTCTGAAGTATGCTGCTTCTACTATCATCTACCTCAGCAAGTCTAAGGAGCGTGATAGCAAGAAAGAGGTGGTGGGTAACATCATCAAATGCGAGGCGAAGAAGTCTCGTCTAACCATCGAAGGGAGTAAAGTTGCAACACGTCTATTTTTTGACGAGCGTGGACTGGACCGCTATTACGGACTATTGGAACTGGGTATCGATCACGGAATCTTCAAGAAGAACG